CTTAAAAAGATGGTTACCGAATATTATGGAGAGAAGGGTGAGATAGATCAGTTTTTACTTGATCTAGAAGAGACCTCGCAAGAGGTCGTTGGTGTGGAAGTAGATGATGAGCTTATAAGAAGCAATTACCGCCGCTTTTGGTGGCGTTGTTTCTTTTTTGCAAGAGATCAGGAAGTACCCCTAGTTAAGGTGGTAGGCCTACCCGAGGCCCTGAAGGTTCGAGTAATATCGAAAGGTCCACCAGTTGCGACATTTGTCCTTAAGACAGTGCAGCAATGGATGTGGAAACGCCTTCAGGCTTTTGATCTTTTTAAGCTCACCGGAGAACCGATATCTGAGAAATATATGAACGATGTGTTTGGTCGTCTTGTTCCTGGAGAACAACGATTACACTCTGGTGACTACCGGGGTGCAACCGATGAACTACAATCTTGGGCCTCAGAGGCCGCAGCAGAAGAGCTGTGTCAAATACTTGACGAAGAAAGTGGAATTCAACTAGGAACGGCGCTAAAACCGTTAATGTTAAAACTATTAACCAGACACATCTATGAAATGAAAGACGGTACTCTTAAAGCGCAGGCGCGAGGACAGTTAATGGGATCTATAATAAGTTTCCCGTTTCTGTGCATCTGCAATGCAGCGTTGATTAGAGTAGCTTTCGAAGTCTCCCATAATAAAGCAAATAAAATATCGCTAAGGAGGCTGAAATCTCAGATAAATGGTGATGACTGTGCCACTGTTTATACCAATAAAAGTTTTCCAGAAGTCTGGAGGAACCTGGGTAGAATCATGGGTTTTACGGAATCGATAGGCAAGACCTACGACAGTGAAACCATGTTCTCGATCAACAGTATGTTCTTCGACCTCCAACCAAATGGTTGGTTTAAGATGAGGCCGTACGTTAATATGGGGCTCGTAAACCCTACGTTAATGTATAAGCCTAGACCCACAAAAGGGCCAGCGTCGAAGATTGTGTACGATAAAATCGTACCACCCTCTGCTTTAAATAATCCCACAAAGGAGGACCTAAAAGTGAAGGAGTGGATTGAGATTGAACCAAATATAATGGAACTCTCGGCAAAACACAATAAGTTGATGGAACAATGTTCTAACCATTCAGGTGCTCATCGTCTCTTTCTATATAAGAATAATCAATGGTTATCAAAGTTCAAAGGATCTTGGTTCCTACCACAATGGTGTGGAGGCCTCGGTCTTAAGACTTTTGAACCACATTCTGAGAAAGATCTTCGGCTGGCTCGTGCAGCGTCGATATTATTAGACAATGGAGAAAAACTAGACCTTCTACGAGAGAAGGGAGATTGGTTACATTATAACTATTTCAAGCAGGAGCTCCGTGAAGGGGCCCCCTTGGTGGTGGAATATCCTGCCAGCAGCTTCTCAGATGAGGACCTTTATGGTTCTGCATTTAAGTCGATTTGTTGGTTTAGGTATCTCAAGTATGGGGTTTTCGGGTTACGAACCACGGCGAAGCCGGGTAGTAACGAAGAAGAATTGATGAACCGTAGGAATAGCAAAATTCTTACAGAGTTCTCTTCTTTATCGAGAGCCTTACTTGGGTGTATGCCAGGGATATTACCTATGAAACAAGAGTGGGTCGACCGCGAAATGCGACCGACGGTCATTCCCGTATTCTCGAAGAGAAATTTGGAAGGACCTCTTGATCTCTGCTTGAAAGAAATAGATGAACAGTGGAATACTCCTATGGAGTAAGTAACGGAACAGGGTGGGATATTGGACTACGGGGAAATGGCTTTCAAATATAAGTTTTGATTTCGTCTATCACTAGAGGATAGAGTGAACTGGTTTAGCCCGCCAGATGACGGAAGAAACTGCCGAAAGGTTTAATCAAACCTGCAACATTGCCA